CCGACCTGGTCGACGGGTCCTCGATCTCCGAAAGCGACTGGATTGCGTCGCCCATAACGTCAGAGGTGTCGCGCACCTCACCGTTCATGTCGAGGGTTGCGACCCCCATGTCGTTGAGGGCGTCCACATACTTGGACGAACCGGCGGTGCCGTCACCGACCCGCTGGTTCAGCCGTCCGACCGCACGTTCCATCTGGCTTGAAGAGATGCCGTTCCGTTCGGCCCAGTGCCGCATCTCCTGCAGCTCGTCGGTGGTCACACCGAGCTTCGGCGCCGTCTTGGCGATCTCGTCGCCCATGCTGGCCGTCTTGAACGCCGCACCGACCGCAGCGCCACCGACAGCAACGAGGGCACCGGCCGCCACTGTGGCGCCCTTGCCGACCACAGCGCCCATACGGCCCATGCGGGACTCGGTAGTCGACTCGGCCTCGGACAGGCCGTCCTCGAGGTCGGAACCGTCGACAGTGAGGTCCAGAACAGCTGAACCGAGCGACTCAGCCATCCTGCCCTCCCTCTACACCGATACCAGCCGCCACCAGCGCCTGCCTGGACGGCGGTGGCGCCTTGACCCGGCCCGACGCCTGCCGTTCCAGCTTCCGTAGCGCACGCGATGCGGCACGCTGCCCCTGCTTCGACTGCGGCTGACCGGCACGTGCAACGAACACCTGGCGGAGCGTCTCCTCCGCCTGCAGGCGCGGCAGCATGGCGCTGTAGGCCCGCAACAGCGGCAACGGGCAGTGCAACCATTCGGTCGGGGTGCCGCCGTAGAACCGTGACAGTTTGGGCAGCACCTCACCGAGGTCTACTTGCTGGCCTGACCCTCCGGGGTTGCGTGCCAGACCTGCCAGAAATGTTCGATCAGCCGCATCATCTTGCCCGGCGGCAACGACCTGACCACATCCCGTGGAGCGTCCGGCAGCAGGTTGCAGGCCAGGTCACACAGGATGCGGGTCATCCGCTCAAGCTCTTCAGCACCGGCTTGTTCCGACGCCAGCAGCGACTGCGCTTCGCGGTAGTCGCGGGTGATGGCGTGAAGCTCGCCGGTGCCGATGTCTTCGATACTGCGGACGGGATACAACTCTCCGTCCGGCAGCTTGACGTGACCTGTCGGCTCGCTTGCCGACAGGTCCAACAGCTTCTCAGTCATCAAACAGCATCCTCGAAGATGACCTTGAAGTCATCGGCAGCATCCGCCGGGTCGAGTGCGGTGAACTCGAACTCGATCGCGGCAGGGTCACCACCCTTGGTGAACACGATCTCTGGTTCGCCATCGACCACAACGCGGGGCACCTGGAACTGGCCCTCCTCGCCGTTGTCGTACGGCGACTGGCCACGTGCCAGCAGCGCATACTCGGTGACGTCGACGTCGCGGAGCAGCGGCAGCGAGAACGTCCCCGTAGCTTCAGTGACCTCGTTGCCGTTGAGGGCGTACTTCATCACCTCGGCACGGACATCTGCGACGGTGACCCCGACGATGACACCGGACTCGGTGCGCCACATCTTGGCCGGCATGGTCGCACCCGCCGGGGTGAACCCCTCGAGGGTCTGCGGCAACTGGACGGTCACACCATCTTCGGTGTAGTTCTCATCGCCCATCTTGCCGAGCTTTTCCCATGCAGCTGGCGGTTCCACACCGATGTCGGGAAACGACGTACCCACCGGCGCAAGCCACACCGTCAACGGTGCAGCGATCAGTTCGTGGCGTGACATGTCAGCCCTCCTCGTCGGGCAGGTTGTCGCCCTGGTCGGGCGTTGTGTCCACGGTCACCCGCGGATTGCTAGCGCACCGTTCGGCACGCTCGTTTGACAGCTCGACCGGAACACCGGCCGGCAAGATGACGTCGCCAACCTTCAGACGGTCTGCAGGACCGTGGTAGGTAGCTGTCTTCATGTAGTCCCCTCGATCCACAGGCCGTATACCTGCCAGCTGGTCAGAGAGAACGGCCACGTGGTGTTGCCCTCGACCTGGTCGACAGCGCCACCCGACAGGCGGCACCACATGATCCGCCCGTACGGCGTGTCCACGTCACGGAGGCGGTGCAGCAGCACCGTCACCTGCCGTTCTAAATCGATGGTGTCGGCATGAGACGTCCCGTAGCAGCGCACGTCGACACGCTGATCTGTGGACGGCATGAACCCTTGGGTGCGCAGACCGCCGCCGGTCCGGCGAACGATCACGTTGCGGCGCGGCATGAACTGCGCCTGCGCCTGCGGCATCACCGGACGCCACACACGCCCCTCGGCGATACCGGCATCAACGAGCAGCTGCGCCACTGCAGCGGACGCATCCGACATGTCAGCCTCCCAGGCGCGCGGCGATACGTGAAGCCACCTGCGGGTAGCTTGATCCGCAGCCCGACGTTTCGCATGGTCGCCGGTGACGAACGCACCACCCGCTTCGATGAAGAGCTCGTACCAGGCGTCACCGCCACGCGGTTCGGGGAACAGCCCCCACCGTCCAGTGACCTGCCCGTCACCTCCGACAGCAGCATCTTCAGACGTGATCGCCGCAGCACGTCCCTTACGGCGGCTCGCAGCAGACGACGCCGCTTCGGCCGTCGTCTCATCGACCGCAGCGACCGCAGCGGCACGAACCGCGTCCGCCACCTCCGACCCGCGCCAGTCCAACTTGACGATGCGCATCAGCTTGACGACCGCAGCGCACAGTCGAGATGGTCCCGCGCGAACGTGACATGCTCAACTTCGCGGAACCCGTCAGGGCCGAACACTTCACGACCGAAGGTGTCGATCAGCCCGACGATCCGATCGTTCGGTTCGACGTCCACGCCGTGCGCCACCAGCAGATACTCATCAGCGAGCACGACCGTGCGGGTGTCGTCGACGTTTTCACGTCCCGACCTGGTCCACCACAGGCAGCGCACGTTCGACGCGACCGTCACAAAGCTGGAACCGCCACCGAACGGGTCGTCGCCGGTGCCGGGCCGTTGAATGTCGCAACGCATCCGCAGCGACGCCTGGGTAGCGGACAGCATCTAGTACCCGATCTTCCATGCCGGGTCAGCGACGTTGAAGCCGTACTCAGTGGTCTTCTCCACTGCCGTCCAGCCCGGAATGTTGGCAGCACGCCGCACTGTCGACTTCTCGTCAGGGGTCAACCACACCCCGGACACGTTGTCGGAACGCCACGTGTACGAACCTTCAGTCACCGACGCGTGCTGCAACGGGTTGACCATCGCCCGATGTGTTGCCGAGCACACCACCGCCACGACAGATCCGGGGGCGTTACCGTCGTCCCAGCCGTCAGCAGTTTCAGTGTCGACCAGGTCGGCAACGATCGCGGACACGTCGGACAGCAACGCTTCCGCACGGCCCTCCTCGTCTGCTGCCAGCGGACCGGGCAGGCGCGCCTCGAACTGGGCGACCGTGGCGAACATCATCAGCGGTCACCTTCCAAACGGCCGATCAGCTCGCCCTTGCTGCCGTACACCGGCAGGCCGGCGTCACGGCAACGGTCACGCAACTCCAGCACCGTCAACGCAGAGAGATCCTCGCCAGCTTCGACGGCGACCCACTTGCGGGCACGTGCCAGCAGTTCGGCCTGTGCGCCTTCGACGTCGACGACACGGCCGGTGTAGGCGTTCTTGAACGTGGCCATGCCATCTCCTTCGCCGCCGGGTGGGGCGGCTCAACGTGCCACCCCACCCGGACCGTCATCAGGTGCCCGATGCGGCCAGCTCGAACTTGTAGACACGGTCAGCGTCGACCACGTTCGAACCTGCGAACGTCGACAGCACCGATGCGTCGGACAGCACGTCCGGCGCGTACTGGAAGATCTGCCGCAGCGACAGGCCACCAGCGGTAGCAGTGGCCGTGTCGTTCGCGCCACGGGGAGCAACCGGCGCACGGTTCGCCATGGCGAAACCGGTCCGGTGGTAGGCCACCGCAGATTCCGCGTCGAGCGCGTTGGACTCCACGAACGTGAAGCCGTACAGGCGGCCCACAGTGGCGTCACGCAGCGCACCATCGTCGCCGGACTCGTTGACCCGGACGAACTTGTCGATGGCCAGCAGAGCGGTAGTGACCTCCGGACCATGCGCGATGTAGCGGTCACCAGCAGGGACGTCGTTCTTGGTCAACGACTCCCGCGCCTCGAGGATGGCCTCCTCAAGCTCGAGCGGGTCGACCGCACCGTCGTCAGCAACGACGTCGTTCATCACCGTAGCGAGGGTGTCTTCCGCGCCACGAGCGACCGCGTCGACCTGGATCGCAGTGACCTGCGTCGCGAAATCGACCAGCTCCAGGGACAGCTCTTCGTCCGACACGCGAGTCGCGTGGTACAGGTGCTCAAGCTGCACCGTCACCGACGCCTCAGAGATGTCGTCGTAGGTGATGCCGCCATTGTCGTCGGCACGGTTGCGTGCCGCACCCGGCACAGGGACACGCACCGTGACCGTGTCACCGTTGTCGCCGGCGTACTCGCCACCAGAGATACGGGCCACCGTCATCGGCAGGACCAGCTGACGGGAAAGCAGCGGGATAGCCAGCGCGCTCACGCGTCCGGCAGTAACGAAACTGTTCGCCATGATCGACCTCCTTCGAGGTTGATAGGTCCGCTATCCGCCCATGGCGAACGGCAGCGGTTCGGTCACCCCACACCCCGTTGGCGTGCGACAACCTTCTTAGCTAGCTCCGCCGGGTCCTCATCGGCACCGGCATCTGACGGGGTGTCGTCATCGATCCGTGGCTTCGGCCCACGTGACGTGGACTCCTCACGGCCAGACGACGGTGCGAACAGCTCTGCGAGCTCGTCCGCATCGGCCTCCAGCTCCTCCTGGGTGCTGCCCGACAGCCGCTTCGCCTGCGCCGGGGTGAGGCCCTTCTCGTGCGCAACCTGCAGACGCAACGCCCGCGTTTCAGCGTCCTCTGCACGTCTCTCCGCAGCAGATATCCGCTCATTCGCCTTATCCAGCTGCGACTTCTCCGCGTCCTCGAGCTCCTGAAGCTTCCGCTCCACAGCCTCAAGTTCCTTCACCCGTTCGCGGAGCGCCTTCGCTTCCTGGTTGGCCTTACGGATCTTGGCCTTCGCACGCGGCACGTCGACCGGTTCGTCGTCATCGCCGTCGCCCTCAGGTTCCTCTGCCTCCTCATCGGGAGCGCCACCTGCCGGTACCGCGAACCGCCGTCCCGTGTCAGGACAGGTCACGAACCGCAGGCCATCCTGCTGTTCCACATCAACATGTTTCACGATGCCCTCCAGGGGCTACGCCGCCTCCAGGGCGGACTGCTTACGGAACGCGGACTCAAACGCCCGCAACCGCGGCTTGGTGCCGCGGACATCTTCGGTGGACTGCCGATACAGACGGTCAACCTCAAGTTGACGGCCAGACGGCTGCCAGTCCCCGTACACACCCTCAACCTCGCAACCACAGTTGACATGCGCCTCGAACTCGGCCGTCGACTGCGACCGGTACGCCGGCCCGCGCGACTCCATCAGCAGACAGAACGCGCACGGCTCATCCGACACCACCACACGCTGCCAACCGACCGACTGCGGATCATCGTCGAACGTCCGTGCAGCTGTCTCCCGGCCGCCCTCGTGCACCCACTGCTCCGCAGAGTTGACCGAAGCGACCATGCCACGCTGGGCAGCCTGCTGCGGCGACATCCCCCGCGCCAACGAACGCGCAACCACGATCTTGGCGGTGTACTCCAGCCCGTACCGCATACGATCCACATCAATCGGAGGGGCACGCCGAACCGTCACCGTCCCGGCAACACTGCCGGCCTGACGGAACCGCTGCACATACTGTGCGCCCGCCTCCACCGACCGGTCCCGGTTCGCGAGGATGACCGGCATGGCACGTGCAGCGAACATCTCCCACGACATGTCCAGATCCGACAGGTCGAACGTCTGCCGCCACACCCGCAGCAACTCCGTACGTGCCGCCACCTTGATCTGCTGCTGCGTCCTCGCGTTACGCCGCGTCAGACGGCGTTGCAGCTCACTCGTCGGCACTGACCCTCTCCAACCTGGACACCTCACGGTCCAGCAGCTGCAACGGGTCCAGCTCGTCCTGGCGGCGCCGCCAACGGGCCACATCCTGCTGGGTGACACCCGGCACCATCGTCCACACCTCATCCGGCGGGACATGCAGCATCGACACCATCTTGCCGAGCGCATCAACCGTCGACGCCAACGACCGCGGATCAGTCCGACGCCACACCACCTGCGCCTGGTCGTCGTCACCGATGGCGTCCACCCCAGCGATCCGGCCGCCAAGACGGAACATCCGCTCGTGCGACTCTGCGTGCAACGCCTGACGTGACTCCACCTTCGCATCCAGGTCGGCATGTGCCGCCACCAGCGCATCAGCAGAGATGTTGACCATCTCACCCAGCAGGTAGTTCGGTGGCATCTGCGCCTTGATGCCGTACATCCGGATCGAGTTGTCGATCGCCTTGATGAGCTGACCCAGATCGGCCTGCGGAAGCTGACCGACCTGCGTCGCAGGTTCGTCGAACGTCCACACCCGCTTCGCCATCGCCTTCACTTTGTCGTCCGCGTCGGCGACGATGCCAGCAACCCACTGCTGCGGCGCACCCATGTACGTCTGGGTCACCAGCAGATCGAAAACCGTCTGGTTCAGACGATCCTGCACATGGATGAGCTTCTCGATCTCACCGACCGGATGCTCGCCCTCGTCCGGCCACGCGTTCATGTAGCGCACCAACGGCACCACACCCGCACCATGCTCGACAGCACCCTCAACGTCGTACCGGTCCGACGTGGACTGCTTCGACAGCACCCACAGCCGACGATCATCAAGGATCTCGACACGTCCGTTGCGGCGACGCACAGCCAGCTCAGGGAAATCATCGTCCGCAACATCGAACTGTGCGAACCACTGCCGCGGCGACTTCGGACGCAACCACGGCGTCCCATTATCGCCCGGCCACACCATCATGTACGCGTACCCGTGACGTGCCGTCAGGTGATACAGCTGCTGCTGGCGTGCATCCATCCCGTTGGCCTGCCACCACGACCAGCCAGCCGACTCCACCGCCGACACGTCACCGTCGTCCATGTCCACAACGTCCGGACGGAACCCGTCCACATACAGACGGTCAACCAGCGTGTTCAACACGTTCGGAAGCAGGTTCGTCAACGACCGCTGCGCCAACTCCCTGAACTCGTGCGTGAGCTGCTTCGGGGTGTACGGCATCGCCTGCACGCCACGCTCATACTCCGAAAACTGCTTCAGACGTGACCACTCACGGTCCGCTTCGACCAGCAGATCCTTCGCGGCACCTGCAGCCTGACCGGCGTCGAGCTCCATGCCGCCTCCTAGATCCCGACCCACCGTGTCGACGGGCGCTTCCGGTTACTGCCACGCAGCACAGCATCCCGTGCCATACGTGCCAGCACCGCAGCAGCCAACGCATCGACCTTCCGGGCCGACTCGCGATGCTCTTTCCCGAAACTGATACCCCACCGGTTCGTCCGCCGACGGGCGTTCTTCGCATGACGTGACAGCACGTCCCCACCGTCGTGGACCTTCAACCCTTCAGACAACGCCGCCGACATCTTCTCCGCAGCAGCCGTGAACTCTTTCGACCGCGAACGCATGTCGAACCCGACCGCATGGTCCTTGTGTGCCTGCACCGCCAGGCCATCACCGAACCGTTCCTGCCAGTCATCGATGTAGGTTTCCCACGGATGCACGTCAGCGAACATTGCCTGCACATCAAACCGTTCGAACGCCCGCTCAACCTCACCATCAACCTGCCCGCGTGGCACTTCCCACTCGTTGCCAGCCGCACCCGACGGCTTCTCCCACACCGCCAACAACGTCACCAGCCCGTCAGACATGCGGCACGCCACCAGCGCCGTCGAGTCATCCGTCCTCGACCCGTCGAACCCGAGCGCCACCTGGTCGCCGTCCGCAAGCTCGAACAGCTCGGCAGCCGCATCCCAATGGTGCGGCGCCACCCACGCATCCTCAGCAGCAGCCAGCTGGTTCAGATAGAAACGCCGCGACAACGACACCGGCGTGCGCGGGTCCCACACCGCCTGCAACGTCCGGTCCTCATCCAGCCACACCGAATCGCCACGTGCCTGCCTGATCCCGGCACGAAGCTGCTCCTCGTCCGCCAGAACGATATCCGGCGCAGCCTCAACAGAGTCGTACAGCAACGGGTCCGCCTTCGCACGGCCCTCACGGAACGCCTGGAACGCCTCCCAGTCCCGCTCCGCATCCGACCCCTCACCCGGCGCATGAGCGTTCGTGATCGCCAACGCCCGCGACGCACCATCACGCGACTTCACCACGTTACGGTCAATGACCGCCGCCATCTCATGGCCCTCGTTCGACGACAGCCAGTGCTGGTTCTCGTTCTTCAACACGAACGTGGACCGGCCACCCTCCAACGCCCGCGGAGACGACGTCACCGCCTCGATACGGCCACCCTGAGCCGAATAGATGATCTCCTTGCCTACATCAATGCCGAACTGGGCGACGGCCTCATCCGAAAACAGCCGCGGAAACAACGTCATCGTGTTCCGGTTCTGATCCTTCGACACCGCCGCCAACTGCACCCACGACGCCGGATGCGCCACCGCCAACGGGCTGCCATCCCGATCGAACCCGCCGAACCGGCACGGACCTACGAACTCCGTGGCCGCCAGCACCGCACCGACCGGGTCCTTACCCCAACCCTTCACCCGCCGCAGCACCCCGTACGGGTACTGCCACCGGCCATCAGGCCGGATCGCGTACCACCACAACACGAACCGTGCCTGCTCGGCGGTGAACCGCCACGGCTGACCGGCATCGGGACCGTCAGGCTGACGCAACCATCGCGACGACCAACCCAACACCTGCCAACCCAACGTCAACTCCGGAAGAACCCAACCCTCCGCGTCAGACTCCCACGTCGGCCCGTAAGCCACACGCTCAGACAGCACCAAGCTGCTTCCGGTACTGATCGATGGCGACCAGCTCGGCTGGCTCCTCAGGTTCCTCATCCCGCTCAAGCTCGACACGCAACCTGCGACGGTCCGACTCGGTCACCAGCAGCGACGACATCGCACTGTTCAACGACTGCAACATCATCGCGGACGGCTTCTCGATGTACGCGTCGATCGCCGTGCACACGATGTCCTGCGCGTACGCCCAGTCAGACGGCTCAAAGAACTGCGCCTGGCCGCTGCGACGCAAAGCCTCATACCAACGCTTCGACGCCGCTTTGTGCTGACCCACCAGATCCGGGCCGCGGACCGCACCGTCGGACACGGCACGGTCAACCGGTTCAGTCTTGTTCCGTCGCCGCCGCTGATCTTCACGCTTCGGGGCCGGACCTCGAGCACCCATCGTTGACCTCCAGGGTCGACCGGCCCTCCAGGGGCTCGGCTACTGCAGAAGCCGCTCAGACAGCCCGTTGAGGTCTGCTAGCAGATCCGGAGCGGCATCCCACCGCACACCGGTCACCGTCAAGTAGCGGCGGGTCGTGTAGAACTCGATACGCCGGCCCGTGTCGGCCGACTTCCAGAAGCTGTACCCGTCGTGCGTGCCCCACACGTGCAGACCGGTACCCGACGGCGAAACCTCCACGTACGTCGGCCCCACCGTGTCCAGCACATGCTGCGCCCACGGCGTCAGCTTCCCGTCGACGATGGCCTGGTCGAGGTCGACACACGCCAGCCCGTCACCGTCGAGGACTAGGCCGAACCCGTCACCGACCGTCGAGCTGGCGGCAGCATCGAACGTCGACCAGGCCGAAGGATCGACCACCGAAGCCGCACGACCGTCCACGGTCAGCGGAACCTTGTCGCGGTGACGGACCCAGCGCGGCCGGGAGGTCANCGCGTCAGGTATCCGNTTCCGCGCCCGGTGTGCAGCAACCCGGCACCTACCAGAGCAGTACATCGCGTCGGCGCGGGCATCCCACCCGAGCCGTTCCCCGCACCGTCCACACGATCTGTCCATACCCCATCATACCACGAGGTGTAACGGCTACAGGTCTTTTAGCAGGAGAAACACGCAGCTACATGTTGCGGCCGTCTGAGAGCGGCTACGCCAAACCGGGGACCCCAAGCCCCCCCATACCAGCCCAACTCGTCACCTGAACCGCCCTGCGCCGCCTCACGGCACCCTGCTAGCGGGCTCCCAAACCTGTACACAGCCGGAAGTGCTAGATCGGA